ATCGGCTTGCCCGCTAGGGAGTTTTTGTTAAGGTCTCAGTTGATTGCCAAATTTATTAGTGATAATACGGAGGATCTGCTGGATGCTTACGATTTATTCGAAAGAACCAATCGAGATAAAGTTATCTCTCTTTTTTCTTCGAAAAAGACAGGGGGCGAATCAAGTTTCGATGGAGAATATACAACAACCAAAGTTGATAGAATACAAAACAATTTATCAAACCCTAATTTTTCAAGCTTAGTTTACGAAAAAATAGAAGGCCTAGACGATAATGACTCCTTTTACGAAGATGTAAAGTCTGGCAAAAAAGACTTTTTAAGTATTGAAGGCTCTATATTTAGCGGTAAGTTTGCAGATATACTGGGTGCTAACATAATTGAGTCAGACTCTGATAATTCGGCTGTAGTCGAGATAGATGAAAAGAGATTAAAAGATATTCGGGCTCTTATCTTAAGAGAGGTGCAGATTATATCTACAATATCAAATGATCTATACTCTAGTGCCCTAACTTTACAAGCACCAGAAAAAGATGTTAGTGCAAAAATAAACTTATACAGAAGATTTCTTATAAGAAAGTTTGATTACCTAATTTCATCCATAAAGCTAAGGGATAGAGCTATTCTATCCTACTTGAAGGAGGATAGGCTTTTAACTCCTGACCAGAAAAATGATATTAAAAGAAATTGTTTAGGATCAAATGTATTTTCTGGAAATGGTTTGTTTTTTCAGGTAGATAAATATTATGATGAGCTGTTAGCAGCCCTAGTCCCCCTCTATAAGCCTGCTGCAAGTAATAATATTTTTAAAAACAAAAGGCAAAAACGGCACGAAAGAGAAGGTATAAATTGGCAAAAGACTTTAGACACACCTTTTGAAGAGCTTTTGGTATCTAAAATAAAAAAGATAATTGAAGAACATTTGGGGGAAAAGAAATTTAGTAGCGATGAGAATGTATCAAAAGAAATTTTAAACTTATCAATCACGGTGATTGTACAAGAATTAAGAGGAATGGTTTTTTATAAAGCCCAGCTTTCCAAGGTGCAGTCTAAATGCTCTGTCTGCAACAAGTTCGTATACATAAGAAACGATCCAAAACAAAGCGCTGGTTTTCCGGCAGAGCAATATGCTCTTCTTAAAAGGAAGGTAGAAAATCCTGAAAAAGATATAACATATAATATATATTCCTTGGTTAGAAAGGATGGAAGTGTAATCTCTTTCGAAGCCCTTGTTAATTCAGAATTTGAACTTTCTGAAGAAGAGTTTGATAAATTAGTTCAGATCTCTAAAGACTTTGGCAGACCAGACGACAGTGTTGTTCGAGTAAAATCTTGGGAACAGATAGGGTTAGATTTTTACAGTGGAGACTCATTTAAAAATATCGAATCAATTATAAGAAAATCAGATGCCCTTAGATCTCTTGGCGGAAAGCGTTTGAGATCGGGAGTTAAAATATCTACGTCCAAAAACAGGTGCCCATTTGGAGGTTCTAAAGATCTTATAAATAAGTTTAAGACACAGGGCGTGGCAGGCCCAGGCTCAGAATATGTACCGGGAGAAGCTCGTATAGAAGGCGCTAGTGCTTCAGGTTACATTGCTACGCAAGAAGATCTTGATAAAATGACTATAGTTGAAGCAAACAATGATAGCCCGTGGGAATGTGGGTTTAAAGAAGATTTTCAGCAAGTTACGGGTCTTAATATATATCTCGAAGAAATGGTTGGGTCTGCTATAACGCCTAAAATAAAAGAGTCAATACTAAATCTATCTAGAAGACAGTCTGCCGGTGGATTTAAATTTTCCTCTAGATCATTTATTTGCCCTGAAAAAATAACCGTTCCTTCTGATTTGAAACAAGCAAAACAAGTTATTAAGGATTATTCGATTATTGCTATGCCAATAGCTGAACCCGAATACTCTGAGGTTCATCCGATTATCAAAATGTTAAAAGAAAATAAATCATTTGTGAATTTATACTGTGGAGCAAGAACTAGCATTTCGCAGTTTAACAGAATAAAGTTTGGAGAAATTATAAAACAATTAGTTGAAGATAAAAGCGAAGAATCTTATAATGGAGTAATAAACTCAATGATTGAGCTTGGCGTAGAGGTATCTGATATACTGCCATTCACTATGCTTAAGCATTCTAACTTAGAATTAGGCGAATCCAATATTGAGTTAGACTCATCCGTGGTTGACGATCTTTTGGCTAGATCTTATAAGATATCTCAGCTTTTAAAGAAGGCCATGGCAACAAAGACAACGGGTATAGGCGAGGGCCAAGTATCTGTGCATAAATTTTTTGATTTCATCCAAAACATAGAGCTCACATGTCACAATGGTCATTCTTTTTCAATTAATGACTCTATAAATTTTGCAAACAATTATATAGATGTACCTGATTTAAGAACCAAAGATAGATTGAATGCTACAAGAAAAGTTTTGAACGAATCTAGTTTAGACCAACTTTCTTTGCTTTTAAAAATTAAAAATGGACCAATAAGCACTATATCAAGAAAGAGAGCTGAAGAAATGGGTATGAAGTCATACTCTGAGTTTGATTTTGGTAAAGACCCAATTAGCAGTATCTATTTTGAAAATCCAGATGATCCAGAGGGCGATTATCTTTATATAAATTCCGGAAATGCACTATCAATATACCCAATGAAAACGAGGTTTATGACTGCAGTGGCAGACACTTCGTCGAAATCTGAAAGTACTACATATTTGCAAAAAGACATTGGAGGTATGGCTACCTCTTCTGGAGCAATGATGTCAGACAGCTCAGAGGGAGGGTCTGTAGACTGGCTGGAAAACAATGTTGGGTCAACAACGACGACTACAGACAGAGAGCGTGGCGAGGCTGTAAGTAAAAAAAGACAAGAGTATGTAAATAATATCAATAAAACAAACGCTATTATTGTTGCTCTTGCTCAAAATGCTATAATATCAATTCAAGAGTTACTCTTGGCTTCGACCAGATCCAGCAAAGAAGATGTTGTATTCTATGGAAAAGCCCTAGATAAAACGCTTAAAGAAAAGATTAATTCAGATTTCTTTAACGAAAGACTAACTAACCTTTTGAAAAGCATTATGGAGCAAGAATTTGTCTTCAGCAGAGCCAGGAAGGTAAATTTTTCTAAGGATTACGATATATCTATCGATGAGTTATCTGGACTTATTAAAGATTCTATAATTAATGATTTTGGGGAAGATCCAAGAGCATTTATCTATGCTATAGGCTCCTCTTTTCATCGCTATTTGCAAAGAAAGATAGTAGAGGGAGCAATTCTGTATGCAAACAACCATCCTGATCCAGGGATTCGGGAGGACCTTAAGGATGATATAGAGGAAGTTTTAGTCCATGAGAAGAAGCTAACTGTTAGTCAAATCTCAAAAGCTATGCCAAGCTTTTTCAATCCAAGAGAAATTGCAGAATTTGAAAAATCAATTGATCCAAAAGGCAAGAACACAGATCCCATACAGGATGTGTCCGAGCAAATTAGTCAAGTTGATCAGGGGGCTGGAATGAAGGTAGTAAATATAACAGAACTTTGGTTTGCTAAACAAGTTACTATTGCTGCGACAGCAATGTACTTAGCAGAAAGGTTATCAGAGGTTTATAATAGATTCTTATCGGAGTCCTCTTCTAGCTATGTTAATTTACCTATTCTTGATCAATTTGATTTAAGCACTCGTGATAAAGTAATTGCCATAACAATAGATAGGATAATTACAAGTGGTCAGGGCACTTCGCTCGATTTATCAGATATTGATGACTTGGATCTCAACGATCACCTAGATAGTCTGGGCGAAGTTGTGCGCAATCTTACTAGATTGCAAGTTGGTGCAGCTTACGCTTCCAGAGCCAATTACTATCAGGAATTAGGTCTTGATTATATTAAAAATATATATATGTCGCTTACATACTCTCCTGCTATGTCTCATCAGGAAAAGGTGCATGTTAACAACATTTTGCAAAAAGTAATTGTTAATACTAGAAGCACAGAGATTATTTTAGAACCTCATATTAAAGAGACAAATACAGGAGGGAAATATGCAGAATATTTTTCTAGATTTGAAAACGCTCATAGCTTAATGCCTTCTGCAAGTCATCCCACTCTCTCCATCAATCCTAAAACTCTGGGTGGGTTCGTGTCTTACAAAACAAAGACAGTAAAGCCAATATATCTTATAAAGCAGGGTGCGCAGGACTTTTCGTATATCCTTGGAATAGAAGGCTATCTAATAAGTGCGCCATCTTTCGCAATACTGGTATCAAAAGATGATGAAGAGTTGCTGAGCAGCCTACTTCCTGTGCAGCCCTCTGTTGAATTCCCAGAAAGCCATCCTGATTATTTTGAAAACGGTTGGACCCTCATGGTCGGAAATATTAAGGGAAGTGATGTTAAAAAGGCCGGCTTCAAGACTAATACGGATTTGACAAATTCTGTAACAATGATATCAATATGTAATCATCCAGGTACCGAAGTTGTTTTAGACGAAAGTAAAAATCCGGTATCTTACAGGAATGTGTCACTAGGATTAGATACTGAAACCGCCTTATCTCTGGGAAGTTATAAGGCTTCTGCACCTGCAAATAGTTACTACCCTCCTGTAGACGGCTTTACGTCAAGAATTGGGGTGCCAATACCAGTAGAGGTGGGCGCTAAGAAGGGCGATATAAATATAAGCCTATCTGATATGCCTATAGATATACCTGCAGGCTCCAACACCATGGTTAGGGTTAATCTATCAGATTTACTCCAAAGAAACCCTCCAGATGAAGCTGAATCAATCCTCCTTTCTATAGAGAGGGTGTATGCTGACTTTGTAGTGAAATACAAACAGTTAAAATCTATAAGCGAAAAAGAAGCTGAGAAAAAGAAAAAGCAGACTTCTTTAACTATGAGATCTTTAATGAATAGATATAGAAATCTGCCGCTTAAAATTGATACTTCTGGTTCTACAAGAACTGTTATGACTGGCAAAGGCGGTTTTCAGGAGTCACAAGGATGGTATGTTCCAATTATTAGTCCGGTTCTTGCAAATTTAATCATAACTAAAGCTTGCTTCGGAATTGAGTATGCTGGTCACGGAGTATTTAGTGAAGACCTTTATGAAAGCGAAGAGGTTTTAAGTGCTGCAAAAACTGCTATGCAGTCATTTTTAGCAAAAATAAATGGTTACGACGAGCTTGCATCGCTATTTAACCAAAGAGAAGATATGGTTAATGGCGAGCCAGTGAGCGGAATGGATTTGCTAGAACCATACGAAATGTTGTTTCGTCAAAGGCTAATTAATGGACAGCAAGTTTCAAGAGTAAATATGAATAGATTATTTGGGCCCAAAGGCGTGCTTAGAGTGATCAGCAGAAGTGAGCTAAATGAACATTTAGAAACTCTAAAAAGTGAAGAAGAAAAGGCCGCATATATTGCAGAACAAGGAGTTGTTTATAACGAAAGACTCAGAAGAATAGAAAGTATAAGGCTTGATAATGTAGACCAAAAATATAAGACTATGTTCAAAGAACAAGACGGGGGCATTCTAAGAAGATGGTCAACTTATACGCCTAAGTTTTACCCCATAAATGTTAGTAAATCTAACAGCTCAAATGTCGCAAACTTTGGTGTACCAAAACTAGTTATCGATACTCCGATGTTTAGAAAAAAGAAAGTCGATAGAGACTTGAGCAGGGTACGCGACGAAGCTATTGGATCTGATATATTGAGTACCGATGATTTAGCTGCGATATATAAACAAAGAAGAGGCAAGAAGCCGGGCGGTATATATTATTTTTCAGAAGTTCTACAAACATTCTTCGACAAGAAATTTTATGGAATCAGAAAATTGGTTGAGGAATATGGTACTGCGGGTATTTTCAAAGATGCTTATTTTGATTCTGCAGAATTATTTAACAAAGTTTCTTCAAAGATTATCTGTAGCGACTTTATTAAAAAATCTGAAAAATACAAGACAGATGTGTTTGGCAGGATTATGATAAAAAGCGAGGCACTGAAGCGCCTCTTCGATTAAACATTATAATTTAGGAGAAATAATGTCAGGAGTTCTGAGAATTTTTAATGAGTCTGATGATAATTCAGAGAATACCACCTGGTCAATGGATGACGTAAAAGATTACGTTAAGCAGTATATGGTTTATGAGATGCAGATTAAAGATCTGCAGGCAGCACGCAGAGAGTGGTCCGCAGATTTTATCAAGAATAAGAGTCTTCCAAAAAAGGAGCTTTCACAGGCACTGCGAGCAGCAAAACAGGAGCTTGATATGGATGTAGTTAACGAAATCTATGATAATATTCAGGATATGGTTTCTGAATAAGTAGACAAAATCTAGTTTGTGACTAAAATGGGTGTAAAGAAATTTGCACCCATTTTACTTTATCAAGGAGAGAGCTAAATGCCTAAAGGGCCATTCATATCTTTACACAATCATACAGAGCTTGGAAGTCCGCTAGACGGGATGAACGATGTCAAGGACTTATTTGTAAGAGCAAAGGAGGTTGACCACCCCGCTGTAGCTATTACAGATCATGGTACAATGACAGCCATGTATGATGCTTATCTTGCATCTCAAGAAACCGGTGTAAAGCTAATTCCTGGCATGGAAGCTTATTTTGCAGATGACCTTGAGGCCAGGAAGAGCCACCACTTGGTTCTTCTTGCTCAGAATGAGGTTGGTTATGAAAACATTCTAACCCTAAATTATCTTGCCTTTCAAAACCAGGTGTCGGGATATATGGGCAAGAAAACCCCAAGGATAACATGGGAGCATATTCGGGACCATAACGAGGGGGTAGTCGCTCTTACGGCATGCTCAAATGGCTTGATTGCAAAAACGCTTATTACAGAACAGGATGAAGCAAACGCTCTAAGGTATATCTCTATGTTTAAATCTATATTTCATGATAGATTTTTTCTAGAGCTTCAGCCGCACAGGCTGCATGCTGTGCAAAAAAATGGAAAAGAAGTAAATCAGCAGAAGCTAAACCAATCTCTTCTTAAAATATCAAGAGATTATGATATACCTTATGTTATAACTTGTGACGCACACTATCGTGATAAAGATCACGCAAAATATCACGATTTTATGCTTGCGATTAAGGATAAAAAAGCTGTAGATGATCCCGACCGATTTAGGTATGGAGTTCAAGATATGTACCTCAAAACACATGAGGAGATTACAGACTTCTTTGGGCGCGATATTGCTGAAGTTGGGATGCAGAATACCATAAAAATTATGAATTCATGTCAAGACCCACATTATATTAAGCCGGACGGTCCAAGACTGCCGTCTTTCCCAGTTGAGAATCAGGCTGATTACGAGGAGTTTTCCGAGTGGAAAGAGAGGGGTCGATCCACTATAGCGGAGGATAAGTCATACCTTCGATATAAATGCATTGAGGGCTTTAAGGAGAAGTTATCCCACCTTTCCGGCGAAGACAAAGAGCTTTACTGGGATAGGGTTAAAATGGAGCTATCAGTTCTTGAGGACAAAAACTTTTCCTCATATATGCTTATTGTCTCCGATTATATCAATTGGGCTAAACAAAGAATGCCTGTAGGCCCTGCAAGAGGGTGCTTTGTTCCTGGATCTATGGTTCAACTGGCGGATGGATCGATGAAGGCAGTTGAAAAAATACGTGTAGGTGAGGAGGTAGTTTCTCATGATGATTCTGTTAACAAGGTAACTGACACCTTATCTTATAAGGTTGATGAAGAGCTTGTAGAGCTTGGGTTTGAAAACGGAAAAACCATTACATGCACTAAGGACCATGAGTTTTTCACTACAAATCGGGGCTGGGTAAAGGCCGATGAGCTAACCGGTGACGATGATGTAAAAGAAGTTTAAATTATACTAGTTAAACCATATGTCTGTATGGAGCCTCTTGCCGGCCCTATATGGAGAGTCAAGATGAGAGAAGAACTGCAAAGGTTTGCGAGACGTAGAAAGTTGCTGAATAATTCAGAAGAAGTAATTGAATTGATTTTTAAAAATCAAGATCTGCCTTTTAGCTTGTGGGCAAAAACAACTTACCCGAGAAGTGTTAATATTTTTTGTAAAGTAAACTGTATCGTCTGTAATTCTGAATCAAGGATTTCTACAAAACACTTAGCAAAAAGAACTCTTGTCAGAGAAGAGGTTTGCTTGAAGTGTGGGAGCCTTGAAATATACAAGCGGGAGGAGTGGAGAGATGCAAACTCTAAGGCTCAAAAAAAGATACAGTCAACTCCAGAGCAAAAAAGAAAAAACGCCTTAGGCGTATCAAAGTTTTGGAGAGAAAACCCAGAAAAATTAGAGCAGATGAGACAGACGATGCTCTCTAAATACGAGAATCCTGAATATAAGGAAAAAGTTGCAAAAGCAAGGGGCAAAAATTCTCATGCTCTTTCTGGAGAATATACTTTCAAAGATGGCCGAGTAATTGAATTTGGAAGCTCTTATGAATTATGCTTCTTAATCTGGTTGGAAAATCAGCCGCAATATAAGGTTGTTCGTAAATGCAAGTTTTACATTAAATATAATCATAACGGAAGATTAAGATATTATTATCCGGATTACGTATTAATCTCTGACACTAAAAAGATGATTGTTGAGATTAAGAGCATTGTGCCTCATTATTATGATGAGAGCAAAAATGCGGCCAAAGTAGAAGCGGCTGAGAAATTTATAAAAGAAAATAACTTCGACTCCTACTGGTTTATAGATGAAGCGGAAGCTGAACAAATAGGGTTGTTACTTAAGCGATCCACCAAAATAAAGCCGTTGTGCAAAGAGCTGCACTCAGAAAATAGAATCAAACTGTTTTCAAAGAAAAAAGAACTTCAATATATTGGGAGAATTCAGTGAAATTAAAAAGCAAAAAATATGTTTCCTATAAAGGCTATGTGCATGACCTTACGGTAGAGAATACGCATTCATACAATATTGAGGGCCTCGCCGTACATAACTCATCCGCTGGATCTCTTGTGGCTTACCTTACGGGAACAACTAGTGTGGACCCAATTGAGTACGACTTAATCTTTGAAAGATTCCATAATAATCAAAAAACTTCTTTTCCAGATATTGATACTGACTTTTCTGATCCATCTCTGGTTAAAGAGTACATTAAAGAAAAGTATGGAGAAGATAGGGTTGCCTCAATTTCAAACTGGAGCACCCTTTCGCCAAAGGTTGTGATCAAGGATGTCGCAAGAAGTCTTCGCTTAGGCGGTGATAAAACTACTGCATTTAAAATTGCAAACCACATTACTTCAATTATGCCAGATGCAAAAACCCTTGAGTCTGCTATGCGCGATAGTTCTCAATTTGATGCCTATATGCAGAAATATCCAGAGTTATATGAGTATGGAAATAAGCTTCAGAATCTTACTCGAAACTGGTCAGTTCATGCTGCCGGAATGGTTATTGGAGAGGAGCCTCTTCACAAGACTGTTCCGCTAAGGATTGATCCGACGGGCGGTGTTGTGACTCAGTGGGAGAAAAATAGGTGCGAAATAAATGGCTTAATTAAAATGGATCTTCTTGGCCTAAAGACGCTAACGGTTATAGAGAATACCTTTAGGCTTATCGAGTCATCGACTGGTAAAAAGTTATCTGTTGACGATATTGATCTAAACGATCAAGAATCTTACGAAATGCTAGGAAGAGGAGAGACGGGCGGTGTCTTTCAGCTTGAATCTTCGCTTACACCATTTTGTATGAAGCTAAAGCCGAAGTGTATTGAAGATATATCTGATATCAATGCAATCGGAAGGCCCTCTTGCTTGCCTGAAGAAAGAAAGAAGTATGCAAAAAGAAGGCTTGGGATTGAGCCTACAAAGTATGACCACCCAAAGCTAGAAAGGGCTTTAAAGAAAACATACGGTATTTTGGTCTATGAAGAGCAGGCCCTATTTATCGCTCAGGATTGTGCTGGCTGGGACCTTAATCAGGCTGATTCCCTCAGAAAGATAAGCAAACTAAAAGGCAAAGACCCTGATTTGGTTCTAAAGACAGAAGCTAATTTCGTCAGGGATTGCATGAAGCATTCTGACATGGACTACAAAACGGCCTGCCTGATCTGGAAGCGTTATATCGAACCTCTTGGCGGCTATGCGTTTAATAAATCATTGCACTTTTCAGAGAAAGTGAGTATAATAAGAAGCGGGGAGCCTTTAACCCTTAATATTCAAGACGTTAAAGCTGGCGACTTTGTACGCTCAAGGGATGAGGAAACAGGCGAAGATATCCTAATCGAAGTCAAGGATAACCATTACCACGGAAAGCTGCCCGTACTGAAAATTACGCTAGAAACTGGAGAAACTGTAACATGCACAAAGAATCACAAGTTCAGAACCACGACCGGGGAGATGCTTCCGCTGTGGCTAATTCTGGAAACCAACATGGAGATCGTTGTTTCTGCGGAAAAGAGTCAAAAACAAAGCAAGGACTAAGAAAACATAAGGCAAAGTGTGTCACTTACATTCAAAAAGCTTTGGAGATGGGCGAGATTATTCAATGCTCTCTTTGCGATCATAAATCAAGAACATTAAAGCAGCATATAGAAAAAGAGCACAAAGAAATATCTCTTGATCAGTATGTTGGACTATATGGAGGTTATATGGCTCCAATGACAATAGAAAAGAAGAAGGAGGCCGGCAAGAAAAATGGTTCTTGGTTTGCAAAGCTTTCTGCCGATGAGCAGGCCAAAGTAAGGGCTGGTTGGGTTGAAGGTGGAAAGAAAATTAGCGATTCCATTATGAGCAATCCCGAAGAAAGAAAAAGAAGAGCTTCTATGCTGAAGGAAGCGTGGAATGACCCGAATAAGGCAGCTATCTTTCGGGAGAATCAAAGCGAGACGGCAAAGAAGACATCCGCAAGAGCTGATGTTCAAGCTGCAAGAGCGGAAAGGCTGAAAAACTGGAGAGATAACAATCCCGAAGATTTTTATAATAAATGCACAAGGGCTATGCATAAAACATGGACCTCTAAACCTGAAAAAAGACTTCGAGCTTTCGCCCAATCAATCAACCCTTTATTCAAGGGAAATCAGCAGGTCAACTCGAACAAACATTTTTTGACAAACAAGACCTCCAGAAAGCAAGTCGATGTGATTGACGAAGAAAATAAAATAATCATAGAGTTAGATGGTCCGCACCATTTCGATCCGATCTTTGGCGATGAAAAACTAAATCTTAATAAGAAAAAGGATAAAGAGCTAGACAAGTTCTCTTTAGATAAAGACTATCTTCTGATAAGAGTATCGCATACGGAATACGACTACAGAAAGTCTGCCAACGACTTTAGGCTGCGTACCTTAAATAAGGTTAGGGAAATACTGGACAATGGCGTGCCTGGTGTTTATTATCTTGGCGAAGAATACCTCGAAAAAAATATACTTACAAAGGAGTAGCTAGTGACTAAAATCATCTCTGTAGAGAGTGTAGGCGAAGAACATACTTATGATCTTGAGGTTAATCACCCTGATCACCAGTATTATCTCGCGAATGGAATTTTAACTTCCAACTCACACTCAGTCTCTTACTCACATATATCCTTTTATACTGCCTGGTTAAGGTGTCACTATCCAACACAATTTATGTGTGCTCTTCTAAATTCTGAAGACCCAAACTCTGACAAGACTCAAGAGTACCTATCGGGCTGTAAGGGTATGGGGATAAAAATAGAGAATCCCAATATTAATGACTCGGCTGGCAACTACAGGGTTCTGGAGGGCATGACTATTACAACAGGGCTTTCTGCAATTAAAGGTGTTGGAGAAAAAGCAATTGAATCAATTGTTAAGATGCAGCCATACACCTCCTTTTTGGAATTTGTATCAAAGAATAACAGCAGAACTGTTGGCAAAACAGTTATTCAATCTCTATCAAAGGCGGGTGCTCTAGATAGCTTTAGCCTTACAAGGATGGATATGCATGATAATTATCAAAAGTATCGATCAAAAGCGAAAAACGCAGTAAAAAAAGAAGTTGAGAAAGATATTTTAGAAGCGCATCCAGAAATAAAGAAAATAACAAAAGACATTCGAGATACTTACTTTGATGACTTTGATATTTCGGTTGAATCTGATAGGTTTAAGAATATAGTTTCCGGACTTACCTATGCAGCTTCAGAGGACGAATGGGACAGAAAGGATATTCTTCTAAATGAGAGAGAGGTTCTTGGGCGATCGATATCTGGCAGTTTGCACGAGGTTTTTTCAACCTTCTTCACCGGAGGGCCGTTTGTAACTCCAATTAAGGATGTCGAAAATCAAAATAATGGTGCCAGGGTTAAAGTTGAAGCTATAATCAAAACGAAGATCAAAGAGTTTAAGATCAAAAATGGAAAAAATGTAGGCAGAAAGTTTGCTAAATATCTTGTTGAAGACGTTAGTGGCGATACATGCGGCTTAACCCTTTGGGCAGATGATTATGATAAGTATAAAGCAATCTTAAAAGAGGGTTTGCCGATAAAGGCTATATGTAAAGTGAACGAATATATGGGGCAAAAAGACCTAGCGCTATCATCTTTAGAAAGAGTTTATGGGAGAAAAATATGATTGAATGTAGAAGTTGCAAGTTTGCTGTAAAACAGAATATGCGCCATGCGCTTTCTAATAATTGTTGTCCAGCATGCGGAAGCGCCCTTCTTGGAGACCTTCATAAAAGAAGGTTGGACTTATTTAAAAATAAATTAACTAATCAGCATTTTGCAAGAAATTTAGATTCAAATGATATTTTTGATATAGCTCTTTTTATGCTGGTTGAGTTTTTTCCACCAACTGCTCCAGGGCAAAAAGAGGACGCTCCAGAAGGTCAGACTGCTGATGAGGCAGTTGAAGATACTTCCGCCTCAGAGTCTCCTTCCGAAGAGTCTCCTCCCGAAGAGTCTTATGAGGATATAAGAAGCCAGGTTAGAGATGAGATGGTTAAATCATCAGAGTCAATATCTGCAGAAGACATTGACGAAGACCTTAGGATACAGAGATTAAAGAGAATTGCCAAAGAAAACCGCTTAAAAACTGGAGCAGCAGTTAGGCGGGTAGGCTCTTGATAAGAGCGGTTGGCAACAAGAGGCTTGACCTAAACGACTCTGAGTATAGTTACTTTCTTGAAATAAAAGAAACCCTTGGAGAGGCTGATTTTATCGGCCTATTCAAGACAGATAACAATGGGTTAATATCAGCCATCATCCCTCCTCCAAATAAGGGTGTTAATGTTATTGCGATTTATTTTATTTTAAACGTAATGATAAATCAGCGAATTAGAATTTTGGAGGGATCTTTGAAAAAAGTCGAAAATTTTGTAGACCAAATCCCAGATCTGCTTAATGTTCTTGAGAGGCTGGAGCGGGTCGAAAAAATATTGGAGAAAAAATGACGCTTTTACATAATGTAGCTTTTAGCAAAGATTTTTCAATAGAAAATATTGATATTGGCCCAATCACAGATATCATTTCAACGTTGCCAACAAATGGTATTGTTGATTTAAACATTGCGGAGAGAGGGCTTCTTCTAACCTTAGAAGCGCAGAACTTGTGCCAGGAAAGAATAATTGAGATTGACCGACTAATCGGCCGATTAGAATCTGAAAAAAACAAAGCTTGGTCGGAGGCTGCGCTAAACAAGGCAAAGCAAGCTGGGTACAAAACAGCAAAAGATAAAGAATGGTTCGCTCAATCTGATGATGATTATATTGAGGCCTACAACGATCTTGTGATGGCTAAGGCCTGCAAAAAGTGGCTAGAGAATAAGGCCAGCTATTTTTCTGGATGGCATTATTCTTTAAAAACTTTCTTAAAAAGAGATTATTCAATAGAAATGTCTAGTAATATTGGGTATAATAGTGTAGATGCATCTGCGGGATCACTTCCATCCAGCAGAGAAGATGATGATATTATCATAGATGATAACGACACACCTTGGGAGTAAATCCTTAGACAAAACCGGCTAAATTCGCATGGTGCGATAACTGCCAAAAAAACAATAGATAGGAGTAATAATATGTCAAACATGGTATTTGGTGAAGTAGATTGGAATTCAGCAGACTCGGGTTCAGGTGGAAAGTCTGATTTCATGAGGCTTGAAGAGGGCGAAAACACAGTTCGCATTATGGGCAATCCCGTCCAGTTTTACATCCACTGGATTGTGGGGTCGGACGGCAAAAAGGGTAAGATTAACTCTCCGGTTAATAATCCCGAGCTTGTCTCTCGCCTTGAGGATTCTGGCTTTAAGCGTCAGGCTCGATGGCTAATCAAGGTTCTTGATCGTAGTGACGATGGTTTCCGACTCCTTGAGGTCGGCCCACAGATCTACAATGCAATCAAGGCTCTGTATAACAATAAGCGTTGGGGCAAAGTAACGCAGTACGATATCACCATTCTGCGCGGATCACCTGGACAGCAGCCTCTTTATAGTGTGCAGCCAAACCCCAAGGAGAGCCTCTCCTCTGAGTTTAAGTCAAAATTCATGGAGTTCAATGATCGCATCAATGTAGAGCGAGCAATTTCTCCATCAACTGCTGAAGCGGTTTGTGAGAGAATGGGGTGGTCAGGCTCTGCCCCTGAGGCGTCCGAATCATCTGCTTCCGATGATGATTTTGACTTTGACTTTGAGTAGTTTTTTCTAAAATAAACTGCTTTTTTAAGGCGCGTAAAGTATAATCTTTACGCGCCTTTTGTTATGAAAAAAGTAATTGGATTAGACATATCATCCTCTACTGTTGGATGGGCTGTGCTAGCTTATGATGAAAAAAACTATAAGCTAGAAGAGTACGGTCACATAAAACCCCTAAAATCAAACAAGGGATCTTTGTCTGTTAGGGCTGCAGATTATTTGGATAAAATAACTAATTTTTTGTCTAAAAAATCGCCAGATTCTGTTGCCATAGAGGCTTACGCGAATAAATTTTCAAAAGGAAGAAGTTCGGCTAGAACCATCATTGTTTTATCTGTGTTTAATGAGGTCAGCTCTATCGGATCTATTAACGCTCTTAATATTGAGCCAGATACATATGCGGTAATTACAGTTCGCTCAATTCTTTCTAAGATTGCTGGAAAGAAAATATCTTCAAAAGAAGAGGCTTTCGATTTTATCTTAAATAATTTTGATGATTTTAAATTGAGAAAGAAAAAAACAGGCAATATAAAAGATGAATGCTTTGATGAGGCAGATGCTATAGCGGTAGCGCTAACACACATTTACAAGGAGCTAGATAATGGCAAAGGATTTAACTTACAGCAAATCAGCTAGAGAAAGGATTTTGGCTGGATCAGAAAAGCTATCCAGAACTGTAGCGGTAACTATGGGGCCGCAGGGTAAAAACGTTATTTTGGGGAAATTTGTAGGGGCTCCAGTCTTAACCAAAGACGGAGTCTCTGTTGCTAGAGAGATTGTTCTAGAAGACCCTGTTGAAGATCTATCTTGCCAACTTATCAAAGAGGCGGCGGGAAGAACTGCCGCCATTGCTGGAGATGGAACAACTACTGCAACTGTTTTGGCTGATGAAATTCTTAAAAATGGATGCAGGCTTCTCGCAAATGGTTATTCTCCTCTTTACCTAAGGAGGGGCGTTGAGTTGGCTAAAAAAGCTGTATTTGAAAAGCTTGATCTTATGAAGAGCGAGGCGTCAAGCTTTGATGATCTAAAAAATATAGCAACTATATCTGCGAATAATGACTCTGACTTAGGATCAAGTATTGCTCAGGCATTTTCGGAAGTAGATATGGATGGAACTGTTGTTGCAAAGGCATCCCCCGGAATAGGTAACTCTGTAAATATAGTAGACGGAATAGAGCTGGAAAGCGGCTGGATCTCTCCAGCCTTTGCTCTTGAGGGAGCGGCAGAGGTTACGTTTGAAGGCTGCAGGATTTTAATATGTAACGAAGAAATGTCAAACCTAAACCTTTACCTAAAGCTTCTTCACGCTTTATCAGAGGCCAATACACCTATATTGATTTTAGCAAAAGATGTAAACCGAGAGGTCCTGCAAACTCTGGTTGCAAACAACAAGCTTGGAAGATTAAAGGCTGTTGCTGTCAAAATCCCTGTTCTTGGCGTTACTCAAGACGAGTGGGTTAGCGCTTTATCAACACTTGTTGGAACAAAGGTTGCTGGAGTTGATTGTTCTGTTGTGAACATGGAGGTATCAGATCTTGGTTTTGCACAAAGAGTTATTGTAAACCAATATTCAACAAGAATTGTTGAAGGAAGAAAAGACGAAAAAAGGGTTGCAGAAAAAATAGCCATCTATGAATCTGATTCACAAAAGTTAATATCTGACCAGATGCTTGTTGACTCTAAAAACCGGATATCTTTCTTAAAAAGCAAGGCGGCAGTAATATCTGTTGGTTACTCTACCGAGCTTGAGCTAAGAGAGAAGGGTGATAGGGTTGAGGATGCGATATGCGCAACTAAGGCTGCAATAGAAGAGGGGTACGTTCCTGGCGGCGGAACAGCCCTTCTGAGGGCCGCCAAAATGGTTGATACATCTGCTTTCCCAGATAGAGTTCTGCCTGCCGTAAGGGTTATTTTAGATGCATGCCAAAGACCTATAAGGCAAATTGTTGAAAATGCAGATTTAGATCCAGAGGAAATAATCAAAAAAATTCTAAGCTCAGACGATTCAAACTTCGGATATAATGCTGCAACGGGCGAGTTTGAAGATTTGGTAGAAGCGGGAGTTATAGATCCGAAAAAGGTTACAAGAACTGCTTTGGAAAATGCTGCCAGCATCTCAATGCTGCTTATAAATACTGGTGCGGTAGTTTCTGAGCAAAAAGAAAACCCGTCGAGTTGGCAACCTCCTGCGGGATGGAGACCGCCAGAAGAAGGCAAGCTTTCACACAAATATTAAGGAGTTATTATGGCGAAAAAAGTATCACAGTCAGAAGCGGAAAAAGAAATATCCAAGTTTTTCGGAGAAGATACCGTCTTTTTTGATGGAAATATTGCAACCAAGTATGAGGCAGTTAGCACTGGAAGCCCAAAGCTTGATGAAGCTATTGGAATAGGAGGAGTACCTCTAGGTAGAATTACTCAGCTAGCAGGACAAGAAAGTTCCGGAAAAACTATGTTGGCTCTATCAATAATCAGAGAGTATCAGCAGAAAAATCCTGAAAATACAGCTTTATTTATTGATGCCGAATATACTTATGATCCAGAGTGGGCGGCTAAGCAGGGGGTTGATACATCAAGGGTTATTGTTATTAAAACAAATGATGCCAAAGCTATCTTTGAGGGTCTAATTGGAAAGGTGAAGGTAAATAAAACGACCAAAAAAGTTTCCAAGTCAATGAAGGGCATTCTCGATTATGTGATTGAAGGTAGTGATCCTAGGTTTAAGAATCTTGGAATTATCGTACTAGACTCTATAGCTGTGCTCAACACTCCGCTTGAAATAGCTGCAGCTGTAGGTAAAGCTAATATGGCTCCAATTCCAAGATTCTTATCCACAGAACTTAAAAAGCTAACTCCTGTAGTTGCTCAAGCAAACGTTGCCTTTATAGGCATTAATCAGGTTAGAGTTAATCTCGGGCAGATGTTCGGAGATCCCACAACTTCACCTGGAGGAAAAGCCTTAAAGCATGCTTGCAGCCTAATGATAAATATGGCCCCAATATTCTCTGCAGAGTCTGTGATAAAAAATGAAGACGGCGAGCGGGTTGGTCATACGGTTAGAGCTAAAGTTCAAAAAAATAAGGTTGGAGCACCTTTTAAGGTGGCAGAGTATAAAATTAGATATCAGAAGGGAGTTGTCGAAACAGACGCCGAGATCTTTGATCTTGCAATAAAATATGGAATTATTCAGAGGATAACCACTCAGAGCTACATGATCAATGAAGTGAAGATTAAGGGTAGAGATGCGACATTCAATTACTTTTTAGACAACCACCTTGCCTATAGTTTTCTTGAGCAGATTAAAGATATCTACATAAATGGAAACGAATTAGATACGGCAGGTGTAGAGGAGTCTGAAGATCTTGAGGAAAACCCTCTTCTGGGAGGTTTGTTATAATGCTTGTTAGGTGTAATCCAACATGCAGGAGAAGTAACGGTCAAACAGACTGCTCTTTAGATGTTGATAATAATAATGCTGTTTGCAACACCTGTGGAGACGTACTTCCCAATATCTCGGACTTTGCCAAGCTATCAATGAAGTCAAGTGGAGACGTAATTAGAAACACAAAAAGAAAAGCCTTCACCTTTCTGTGTAATACCTGCGATAAGCAGGTGCAAACGTGTACGAAGGCAGGTAGGTTGGTGGGCAAAAATTGTCCAAGCAATCAATCTAATTGCCAAATAAATGTCACAGAAACTATGTTGATTGCCATAAGCGAATATGGAGGATAGTAGTGAGTCAGGAGCAAGAAATAAATAATCTTATTAGAATTTGTCAGTTAAATCTTAAAAATTCAAGAGATTGTATTAATTATCTTACTAAAGAGAGGGGTTTGGATAAAAAAACTATTTTAGAAAATAAAATAGGGTTTTTTCCTCAAAATATATCTATATTAAAAAAACATGTATCAGAAGAGTTGCTTGCAAAACTAAATGTTACAAACTTTTCTGGAGGTAGTGATTTTTCTAATTACTTCTATCTTATTTTTCCAATATATTCAGAATATAATGATCCAGTCGGAATAAGCGGAAGAACACTTCTTTCAGATGAAGATAGAAAGTTTATTGGCATACCAAAGTATAAAAATACCTCTTATAAAAAAGCTGATGTATTATATGGTTTAAACAAATCAAAAGATTGCATATTAGAAAAAAACAACGTTTTTGTTACAGAAGGTTCCTTTGATTATATTTCTATGTCAAAGAATGGTTTAAAGAATTCAGTCGCAATATGTGGAACTGCTTTTTCAAAAAAGCACTTCCTAAAGCTGGCCAGATACACTGATAAGATAACTTTTATCTTGGACTCGGATGAGGCTGGGCAAAAATCTGCTGAAAGAATTTATAATAAATTTATTAACAAAGGAGTTAGGTTAAGATTTTTAAAGATACCAGGTGGCTTTAAGGATATTGATGAATACTTTGCTTCTCCTCAAACATCTATTATAACTTTCTTCAAAGATTTTAAACAAATAATTCCAGAGGCGTGGTAACAAAATGGGAAAAAGTAAGTCTTATCAATATAAAATCGTTGAAGTTTCTTTTGACGCAGCAAAGCTAAATAACTTTTCAAACGAAAACAGCATAGGGAGCATGCTTCAAACAAACGCTCTTGACGAGAGGATGGTTGATCTAAGAGAAGAGCTTTTAGGTGAAATATATGATATAATCAATGGCGATTATTTAACTGAGCATCAAAAGAAGATTTTATTTATGAGGCTTATGGGAAAAACTCAAAATGAGATTGCGGAGCATTTAGGTATAACGCAATCTGCCGTACACAAGGCTATGCACGGAAATATTGACTATAGAAATCAGAAAAAAAGATATGGTGGAATCGTTAAGAAGCTACAAAAGCTTTGTAAAAACAATGAAAAGGTAAATGATATTTTATCTAAGATCTCTGATATTAAAAAAGAGACCTCCGAGGAAGAGGTTTACTACTAATAATATATATTTTTATAGATATATTAGGTGTAATTAGAAACTTTTATTTCTATTAATAAGACGAATTTACATGAGGAGCTTCTTATAATGTCTGAATTAGACGATATTTTATTAAAACTTTCGCAAGATAGAGAAAAGAATCCTTCCAACAAGAATAGAATTGAACTTACCGACGATCTTGTTATAAAAAAGGTTGCCTTTGATATGGTGAAGATCTTTGGTGATCAGTACAATGATCTTTGGAAGGTCGAAAAAGAAGGTGATTCAACTTTCTTAGTTAGAAGCTCACATCCAAAATATGAATCAAAAACCACTGGAGATTGGTCGGCTTTAAGCGATTACAACTCTAGTTCGGTTACCTTATCCTACAGGGGTGTTCCTATTTGTTCGTTTTCTTCTGATGAGTACGGGTTTTCTAGAGACGATGTTTTTACCTTTAAAACTGCATTATTGGATATGGCGGAAACTGATCCGCTTTTTGTAAATAAAGTTGTTGATTCTCAGTTAGAGGCAAAGGCAGGCGCGATTAAACAGGTATTTCCAGATTTATTTAAAAAGAACTAACAAGGATTTAACAATGAATGAAATAAAGAAAATAGCGAGAGAGGCTCAGAGAGCGCTAGACAAATTGGCAAATGGAAAAAGTTATCCTGCAAAATATGTTTGCGAAAGAGTAGATCTGGCTAAAGCCAACAATCCTGGAGATGTAACCCTAGGTTATGCAAGAGATATTTTTCGCAAAAGAGCTTCCTCACAGAAGTTCTTTACTGAAAAAGAAATTACTGAAGTATACAATCAGACTTCGGGTCTTTCCTCTGGAAATAGCGTTTTTAGAGAAGCTCTCGGTGATTTAATGACCGCCAGCCCCGTCGCCGCTATGATTCCTAAAAAGGCTGGGTTAAAATCAAGAATATCTTACGAGAATGAGTTGAAGCCTTTATATGGGGAGTCGGAGCTTTCAAAAGAACTGTCTGGAGTATTTTCTTTAGACAAAAAAGCTTCCTTCTCAGTCCTTTCTGATACAACTTTGACAAAAGCTGCTAAGTTTGCAAAAGTTCAACTAACTTCATTGGGTTGTGCCCCAAGCAGCGTCTCTGTGTCAAGGTCAAATGATCACTTTGTTCTTTGTACGGCCTCCATTGACACATCTGACTTTACCCAAGTAAATGTTCAGATTCCCGTTCAAGTTACTAACGGTATCCCGTCAATTCCGCAGGCGTTTATACAAGACGATAAGCTTGTAAAGCTTAATAAAGAAAACCTATATGTTTTTATTAAGGACACAAACAATTATAAAAAGAAAGCTGCCCAAAGCAACTTTGCCGGACAGAGAGCTTTAGGTAGCCTTAAGGTTAGTACGCCAGATATTCCCGAAGCACTGAGTCGATATGCGGATTTAGATAATCAACTTATAGCTGCAGCCTCATCATTTTCTTCAAGCGAAGTTTCAAGGGCAAATGCTGTAATTGCATCTGAGCTATCAGCGCTAGGACTAGGCAACGCTCAAGTAAAGCTTGCAAACTCAGATAACAAGAGCTTATACTATCAAGCTAGCATTCCTGCTCCAGGGGGACAGGTTTTTGCAGATATATCAGTAAGTATGCCAAATGGATCTCCGGTTATCCCTACTACGTTTAAAATGGCTGGAGAGCTATTTAGGCTTAATAGATCAGGTTTGAGATCTGCGTTAAGAAAGGCTGAAGCCTCTGGTCGCATTAATAGCGTTTCTAGAGAAGTAGAGAGTATGGAAAGACTAAATTACTCACAGCTTATTGGCGAGATGGAGAAGGGCGTTGCTAGCTCAGACTTCAAAAAAGCTGAAGATGCACTTCTCTCTATACAGGCTAGATTCGACCAGACTCAACATCTGGCTGCGTTAGACCATTTCTCAAAGCTCTTAAAGCATGCGTCATCAAGCTCCTCTAGAGAGGCTATGATCAAGGCTGCTGTTAACAGAGGTGAGCTTATCAATATTCCAACTTCAGTTCAACTTTACAGTCCTAAGTTAGGCCTTCCGGTTAGCAAAATTGCTTTTGATAGCAAGGGAAGGCTTGTCCCTGCAACAAGAGAGATGATCTCGGGAAGCCTTAGCGAAACAGGTGCGATGATATCTACCTCAAAGATATCTCTATCATAGGAGAAAAAAATGTCTGTTAGGTCTAGAAAATTAAAAATGTACACATCTCTGATTAAGGAAGCCGAAGCTGATCAGCATGGTATATTTAACAGCTTTCAGGGAGCCTCCGTACAGGACAATACAAGAGACAAGTATTTGAGTGAGAAACACAATACCCCGCTTGATAGAAGCACAGAAGGGCTTTACGGTATAACACCCGAACATGAAGACAGCGATCTTAAAGATCCCGCCCCTGTATCTCCGCATCTATCAACCAGGTATGTTCCGGGTTATATTGGGCTTCAAGCTAGAAGGATTGGCGATGGAGTTGTTCAAAACCCCTTAACAGGAGAGGTTTTTGATTACCAAGAAGGCTTTAAGGTTGGGGATGAAATTTACAACCCAGGTGATGTATCAATGCAGACAAGCTTGATTCATTTTGCAAATTATCTTGATAAAATTGGACTTACAAAGGAAGCAAGCTTAGTTGATTCTTTGGTTGTAAAATTAAAAAGATAATTCACATATATTGTGGACTATTCTCATTCTTAAATTATAATAATATCTCGGCATAGTAATATATAGCCGAGATATTTTTTTATGGAGATAAGGTGAGCAAGAAAATTTTAAATCATCCAGATAAAGAGGCTTTGATAAAAAAGCTTTTAGAAGGAGAATCTGTCAAGGGCGTTGAGGCGTGGCTTAAAGATAAGTATCCAAGAAAAAAGAGAATGCATATATCTTATATGACTCTTCAGAAGTTTAGAACAGAACACCTAAACCTAAGGGGAGAGGTTCTAGAGGATATTAAGAACAAAAGAGTCGAGGTAAGCAAGGAAGAATCTGAGGCAGAGGCCAGAATGATTATAAAAAACTCTTCCGCCTACCAGCAAAAGATTGAAGAGATAGCCTCTGGCGAGCTTGATGTAACAAGAAGGCTGCTAGAAATGGACTCTCTTGTAAACTCTAGAATTGAATATTATTATAACTTACTTCAAACTGGTGGCTCTATAAAAGAGGATAAGATATTTCTGGAATATATAAATACAATGAAGTCTTTAATGCAAGATTGGAAAAAGTATATAGAGGGCGTTGCAGATCAAAAGATTGAGCATAATATTAATATTAATGTTATTAATGAGCAGGCAAGAATTTTAAAAGAAAGCGTAATGGAAATTTTATACCAAATGGATCCAGAGCTTGTTCCGGTGTTTGTTGGCTCTTTAAACAGAAAGATGAATTACATTGATTCACCAAACATGATAGAAGCTGAAGTTATTGGTGTAGATTAGATTTTAATTTGGAGCAATTGTGAAAACAAAAAAGATAATATTAACTTTGAAAAAAGATTTAAACTCAATTGTTTCTTTTGAATCATGGGTGAAAAAAAGCACAGGAGATTATGGTGAGGGCGATAGAGACAGAGTTCCTCTTGGTCATCTCCAAAAATATCTTAATTACATAAATAACAAGCTGGACGAGATTATTGGTAGCAATAAATCTGATTGGAAAAAAGCGATAGACAGCTTGCAGGAGAGAGTTTCTAATGTCAAAAGTAAATAATTATTTTAGACAAAAGCTCTTAAAGATAGGCGAAGAGAATAGATCTACTCTTTTTCCTCTTGTAAAAAGAGCGGTATACCTTACTGATCTAGGCGTATCTTCTGATGAAGATTTAGAAAGATATTTATTTTTGCAAAAAGAAGCAAATAAACTGAAGATTAGTATATCTAAAAAGTTTGCAAAAGAAATAATTAAAAAAGCCGTTGATAACGGAGATATTTTATACTATATTATGGAGAGACAAATATCTGACAGTAGTATTAAAAAGATTGCTTATCCAAACCCTGGATTGTCTCCAGATTCATTGTCAAAAGAAATTGACTTAAATAATTGGCTCAATATAGTTCATAAAATATACAAAGATTGCCAAAAAGGTATTAGAACAAAAGAGTCAGCAGTAAAGTTTTATAGTAATATTTTAGATAACGAAGAAAAGCAAAAATTCTTAAGATGGTTTGAATACTATAGTAATGGCGATCACCTTAAGTACTCAGAGTATAAGGAAGAAAAAATGAAAAAAGAATCTTTATTTCAATCCGGCTTAGTTGGAACTGGTCCATACACTCAGGATAACCCGGGGTACAATTTTTCTGGCAGGAACAGAGGCAACAATATGCCTGGGGATAGCTTTACTGCGAGTTCTCCTTCGGAAGGCAAAAAAGAAGATTCTTTTACAAATAAAGAAAGGTTAATAGGTTGGAAAAAATCTATAAATAGGGCCTGCAAAAGAATTGATACACTTCTTAGAGATGGAGACATACCTTACGATGAGTACTCCGAAATGGCAAAACACCTTTTTGAGCTAAGCTCTTTGATAAAAAGAATTAAACTTGCAAGCACAATGAGCGATGTTACGCATAGGACTGCAAATATGCTTAAAAAAGCAGGTCATGATGATCATGCAAATGCTCTAGTTAAAATTGCTCAAGAAATAGCGGAAGAGCAGATCGCTCCACCGATAGAGGCACCTCCCAGCGAAGTCACTCAAGGCAACCCTCCAGAGGATCAGGAGCCTGCTGGGCCAAGCGCACAGGAGCAGAAGTCAGGGGTGGAAATACCTGAGCCAGATAAGGTAGAGCCAACAAAGCTAAGGGATATTGAGCCGATCCCAGGGCCAAGAGAAGGCGAGTATGAAATCCTTGCTGGAGATATCAACCTAGAAGATGCAGCTAAAAAATTAGATGAAGTAGCCGGAATGCTTGCCGACAGAAGAATTATCAGGCAGCTTGCTGAGTTTGATATTATGCTAGATAAAATTGGTATTGCATCAATGTTTCCTGAGCTTGCAGAATCTCAGAGTAAGCTTATTGATGCTTTTTCTTATGCGCTAACCCGTGTTACAAAAATGATGGGCCAGCTATCTAATGCAAAAACACTTCTTGAAGCGGGCGGCCCCATTCCTGGGACAGATCTTCCAGAAGCCCCGCCTTCCGAGACTCCTACAGAACCTGTTGAATCAGAAGAATTACCTGGATAATTAAATGAAAGAAATATTAGACAGTATTCTGAAAATATCAAAAGAAAACAAGATATCGAAACCATATCTTGTTGGCGGAATACCAAGAGATCTTTGTCTAAATATTGACCCTACGGATTCAGACTTAGATGTAACCACAAATTCTTCAGATATTATTCGACTATCTTTGTTATCCTGTGATTTTTTTAGAAAATATTTTAAAGTGTTTGAGGATGGCCATATATCAATATATTTAGATGATTATACTCTAGATTTTTCAAGTAATTTTATATCTGACGCAGCTACTAAATATGCGGGATATATAAGTGACGATTTTTTAGAAGAAATTTACAGCAGGGATTTTACTATAAATACGCTTCATATGGATTTAGAAACTTACGAAATAAATGACCCAATTGGTTGCGGTAAAAAAGATATAAACAGGCGAGTTATAAAAACAGTCTCCTCTCCAGAGATAACTTTAACGGATGACCCAAATAGGCTATGGAGGGCTGTAGAACTATCTGCTAGACTCGATTTTGATATAGATGAGGGCATATTAAATTTCGTTAAGGAAAATAAAAAATATTTTTCTGAGCATCCCGATATCAAGTTATCATATATAGAAAATATTATAGGAAAAAGAATTAAGACAAATCCAAAAAAGATTCTTGAAAATTTAGTTGAAATGAATATACTTAACCTTGTGCCTTTAACTGGTGAGTTTAAAAAAGAATTATTAAAAAGAAGAATGATAAAAGATTATTTAGATATGTTGTAAAACAAAGTTTACTAATATAATATATTTTATAGAAGACTATGATTAGAGGAAAGTTACACAAATGCCCGTTTGGGTTAAATATACCTTTTGGCTGTAAATCGGCAGGCGGATGCGTGTCTGATAAAGATATCCCTGCAATAAAGCTTATGGAACCTATGTCTCTTTATGAGGAAGAGCATTCTGAAAAAATAATAGAAAATAACTTAGATCTTTTATTTTTAGTTGAAGAGCCAAAAAAATGTATTTATGCAGATAAGGTTTTTGAAAAGTCAGGATCCGTTGATTGCAAGTTTGATGAAGACGGAAAAGAAACACCAGTTGGAATAGATGGCCTTAATGGTAGTCCTAATTATCCTCACATAATGATTGGTCAAATGCCAAAAGCACAATATAGTTACCCCAAAGAATATAACGATTATTATTCAGATGATAATAATACTAATATATATTATGGTATATATAGCTTAATAGGTTAAGGTTATGTCATATAAAACTAATTTAAAAGGAAAAATTAAACCAAAGGGAGAAGGTATGAAAAAAGAGGCCTATTACGAAGATTCTTCTTACTCAGAAAATTCTGTTAATTACGCCGAAGATGAAGGTTTAGATAACGGAATGTTTGAGGACATTCTTGAGTCTTTGGACTTAAATGAGGAAGAGGGCGTTATCACAGATGTATTTGAAACAGGAAGTTTTTCCGAGAATGATTTTTCCGAACAAGATCTTGAAGATTTAACTCTGCAGCAAGCACTGGAGGGCTTATCAGAGGGTGACAGTAGTCTCGGCGATCTTGCTGAAGAATTAAAAGAAACCGAAGAGGAAGTTGAAGAGTTGCTGGAAGAGCATGGCGGCTCTAAAATATCTGACTTAATCCCTGGTGCAAACATATCAATCAAAGAGGTCGGCGGAGAAGAAGAAGCGAAAGAAACGGATTATGCTAATGATGGTGATCTAAGCAAGTTTATGGAGTATATTGCATCTGAATATCCATCAAACATTCCTACTCATGATGGCAGAACTACTGTTGGCTGCGAAAAAGCTATAAGCTTTTTGGATAGATTAAATTCTCAAATTTCTAGAGCAGTTCAAGATGATGTAGAGAGTCATCTGGATCTAGAAAGATTAGAAGAGACAAGAGGTTCTATAATGAGAGATGTTATAACTCTTAAGGATCACCTAAATAATCTTAAAAAGAAGATTAAAGAGCAGCACTCAAAAAAGGCTACAAAAACTCCACCTTTATGGGTGAATGCTGACGGAGAAAAGGTCGTGCTAACAAAGGAGGCTGCAATTCCAAATAACTTAGTTATTGCAATTACTCCATTTGAGAGAGCAATATCAGGAATGATGATAAACGCTCATGTATCTGCCGGCAAACCAATGGCAGAAGTTTATGAGGCTCTAAAAGAAAAATATGATTTAACCGACAGAGAAGAGCTTGCAATTCTTCAGATTTGCATGGATAGCGGATTCCCTCTCTTTAAGGATAGGGGTACTGCCTCTGGTAAAGATGAAAAAGATAGTTTGAGTGTAGATTTTCTTAGAAACTATTTTGCATAGAGGCTTAAAATGAAGGTAAAAAGACAGAGTTTAACAGAAAACTACAGAACAACAGCTGATTGGGTTTCTGAGTTCGAAAAGAGCTTGGAAAAACAAGGCGATTATCTTGATAATCTAAAATCTGTTTTAAGAAAAAGAAATGACTTTTCTTCAATTGAAGAAAAAATGGCAGATATAAGAAGTCGTGCTGGCTTTGATTTGATTAAAGATGTAGAGGGTGTAAGTATTTCAAAAAAAGCATCAGAATGCACTGACTGTGCTAGTGATGGTGAATGTGTAAAGCACGACCCACATTTGGTTAAAAAAATAAAAAATATAATTAATTACGTACAGAGCTTTGCAAAGCATAGGCCGGATGCAAGCTTGATGGCTATTATTGCTGAGTGTAAAAACCTACCGGAGCTCAGTTTTCATGAAGTAGAGTCTAGGGTTGATAATAGTAAGTTTAATAATTTACTAAAAAATTTGTTAAAAAGTAGCAAAGATTCATGCAAAGATTCTGAGGAAGAAGTAAAATACATACCAGAAAATGGGGAGAGTGAAGTAGACTCTGATATCGCAGACTACTTCCAGCATGCCCAAACAACTGGTTAGTATGTCAAAAGGTAAAAAAGAAAAAGATTTAATAGACCAATTTAATAACAGTTTTTTAGATTTTGATCCTGCGCATTTTTGCAAAAACAACCTAACTTTAGATGGATCAGAATTTAATATCATAGATTCTGGCTGGAAATTTATGTCTGATGTTTACAGATATATTGCTCTTAATGCAACCAGAAAAGATGGAAAACCTGTTGTTATAAAAAAGGGTCGTCAGGTCGGCGCAACAGTTATGGCTGGTGCGCTTGATCTTTTTTTTACTAATAGCGGTCTTTTTACAGATCCAAATATTAGAGTTATACACCTATTTCCAGCCTTAGGTCAGGTTAAAAAGTTTTCACAAGATAAGCTTGAAACTTTAATTCGAACTGCAAAAGATAACTTTATAGAGCAAAATAAACTAGATAGCGCAAATGCTGTTGACAACCTTACTATGAAGCAGTTTGAAACTGGAACTCTATGGATTGATAGTATTGGCGCTGATGCAGATAGAATTCGTGGTATGACTGTTGATGTCGCCATGTTTGATGAGGTTCAAGATATGCTTGGACACGCAATTGGTAATGCTACAAAGATTCTAACAGCAGCAAAATACGGGCCAGTTGGTCAGGGTGTTCAGGTTTACTTTGGTACTCCCAAAAGCAAGAACAGTCATTTTGCAACAATATGGGAAATGTCTGACCAAAGATATTATCACCTCGGGTGTAAGAATTGCAAAAAAACATATCCTTTTTACCTGCCAGATGATGATAGATGGAAGTCAATTTGGTTGTATGAGAATACGATTCAGTGTCCACTTTGCGGAACAAAACAAAAGAAGGTTGAGGCAGTTGGCTTGGGAAAATGGGTAGGCTCTAAGAACCCAGAAGAATGCGACTTCGTTGGATTTCATATAAATCAGCTTTACATCCCTTACTTTACAAAAGAGAATATTGAAAAGTTGATGCCAGAGAACAATCCGGCTCAGACTGAAAGAATCTGGAAAAACGAGGTAGTGGGAGAGTTTTATTCTGGAGCTGGATCACCCCTTACTAAGGCTGAAATATATAATTTATGCAGAGATCCAGATCGACATTTTTCTAAAAGCATAAAGGCAAACGCTAGACCTACTTACCTAGGCGTTGACTGGGGTGGTAAAGATGATGACCCAGACTCAACAGGTGGTCAGTCTTTTTCTTGCGTAGTCATACTTTCTGCCGAACCCGATGGCACTCTGCTTGTTGAGCACGCACATAAGTTGAGGCAAAACACTTATGGTTACAAAAAAAGCACCATAAAGGAAATGTATAGAAGGTTCTCAATAACAAGAGGCGTATCTGACTGGTTTTTTGGCCAAGACGTAGTTCACGACATTCAAACGCTATATAGAGATAAGTTTATCGGAGCACAAGGAAGTGGTAGTTTGGCTAATCCGATGAAGTACAGAGAGGATGAGCTAATAATTTCTTATAATAAAGATCTATTAATTGACGAATTAATAGATCTGTTTAGAAAAGGAAAGATAAGGTTCCCGTGGAAAAGCTATGAATATCTTGAGTGGTTAATAGATCACTGTACTTCAATGGAGTCAAAAATAAAAATTGTTGGAGGACAGCCTGTTAAAACCTTTGTAAAAGGACCCGTTCCAAATGATGGTTTTATGGCTTTAATGTATGCTTATATGGCTTATAAATTTGATTTAACAAAAGGATTTAGTGTTAAGCCCGGAATTAAACAAAGAGAAGATATGCCTAGAGCAACAATAGCAAATGTTAAGAGGAGAATTTAAAAATGTCAAGAAGAACCGACAGACCGCCTACTGATATCTCAAAAAAGACTGCTGAGTCTTTGTCTGATTTCAGGCGTGCTGAAATTTCAAATGCAGAAAACAAAAGGTTAGATGCCGAAACGAACTCCTCTTTGCATGCCGCCGTTGCCCACAGTAGTGGCTTTAAACAAAATAGTCTTAATATGATTAAGAATGCATCTATAACCTCTCCCATGGTGGGCCCAACAACGACCTCTACTACTGATCGAATGTCTCCAGAGATATACTCTCCCCTCTTTCAGTTAGCAAATCTAAACCTGCCCAGAGACAGGGTTACGATGAATGCGTGGAATAGAGTTTTCTATGACACACATCCAATTGTAAGAAACGCAATAAACCTACACGCATCATTTCCTATCAGCAAAATTAACATAACTTGTAAAAATAAAAAAGTTCAGCAGTTTTTTATGGAAATGTCAGAAAGAATAGATCTTTACTCTGTTGTTTATGGGGCTGCATTAGAGTTTTGGAAAATGGGCGAAGCCTTTCCATACTCAGAGCTAGATGAGAGTATGGGCGTTTGGAATAGAATTACAATTTTAAACCCAGACTATGTTCATGTTAGAAAGTCAGTCATAGGTAATCACACATTAGTTTCTCTTAGGCCGGATGCAAATCTTCTAAGAATCGTAAACTCAACCTCTCCCTCTGATTTGAATTTAAAAAAACATATGCCAAAGCATATTTTGTCTTATGTTAAAAAGGGTCAAAATATACCTCTCGATGCATTTAATGTTTCTCACCTAAAGCTTTTAAGTTCGCCATATGATATTCGAGGAACCTCTATAATAGTCTCTATTTACAAAGATTTAATGTTATACGATAAGCTTCGTGAATCAAAGTTCGCACAAGCAGATGGTATGGTCAACCCACTAACCCTAGTAAAGCTAGGTGGGGAAGGCGATTATAGGCCGACTCAGGCTGATATTGAAGCGTTTAAAAATGTTTTAGAAGAAGCCCAGTATGATAAGGACTTTAAAATTGTAACTCATAATGGAGTGAATATAGAGAGGGCTGGATTTTCTGGGGCAACCCTCGATGTTGGCTCGGATATTGAGCACATTATGACAAATTTATATGCCGGATTAATGACCCCTAAGTCACTGATGGATCAGGAGTCAGCCACATACGCAAGCTCATCCGTAGGGCTTGAGGTTCTTCGTCAAAGGTATGATATATTTAGAAATATGATGAAAAAATGGCTTGAAAGAAAAATCTTTGCTCCAATTTGTGAAATTCAAGATTTCTTTGAGTACAAAGACGGTGAAAAAAGACTGCTTGTCCCAACAATAGACTTTAACCATATGAACTTATATGATATGGCCGAGTTTATTCAATCAGTGGGACAGTTCGTAGGTAACAAGCAAGTTTCTCTTCAGACTCTTCACAGGAGTCTTGGTTTGAGCTATGAAGAAGAAAGAAGAAGAATTCGAGAAGAGATGATTGATGAGCAAATTTTCGCCAAAGAGCAACAGGTCCTGGGGAACATGAAGCTTTCAGAGCTTTCTGGTCTAGATCCCGCTAAGGCAATCATAGAGCCTCCGGGAGAGGAGACAGTTGCTGGTGCGCCGGCTGAGGGCGGATTGCCTGGTGTCGGCGCTCCCGAGGGCATGGGCGGGCCTCCAGAGGGGCCTATGGGCGGGCCTCCAGAAATGTAGGCAGAGGACGTATGATGGAGTTTTTATACAATGAATATTTATAAAGAATTTAAAAAACAATTTGAAGAGGGCGCTATACGTCTTACCGCTGGTGTTGCAAAGCTTGCTAGGCGCAGGGGAAAAAATTGGTATCAAAAACTAAAAGATGTAGCGAACGCTTTGGTTGGCGGTAACATTCCCTCTTTTGATCCGAATATATCAGGGGTAAAGTCTAAAACAAATATTTACTCTGGACCAGAAGCTATGAACAAGAGTGCCAGAAGCATTCTTCAGCAGACAGCATCAGAGTACAGCTCAATATATACAACACACTTTGAAAAGTTTTATATAACATCTGAGTTAATTTTAAAAGAGAAGAAGGGCGAAGACTTTTCTTTTGATGAAATCTTTTCTTTTGATGAAAATTTGGATAGAATAAAAGAATTATATGATAGACTCAATATATCTAACGATATAGAGGGCTTATTGTCAAGCGAGGCTCCAAGAAATTTGGTTATTGAAATTTTTAAAGAAATGACCATTATTATAAGCAGCCTATCAAGTGAGGTTAATAAAAATGCATCCTTTATTGGGCCTATTTTAATAGACCTAGATGGTGGTGAGTTTTCCGATAGATTTGAGACCCCATTAATAGGTATTTGCAAAAGAATATATATATTCAAAAAGCTTACATCATCTTTCACTATGCTGCAATCATACAGAAAAGAAAAAAGAAAAGAGCGAGCATTAGCTAATCCATCTGGATCGCGAGATACTGACACCGCAGAAGAGCCCACTTCTGATGATAGCGGCGCATCACCCAGGATACCCATAACCTTCGACTACTCTGCAGAACAGTTGCTTGCGGGGTCAAATTCAGCTTTAGAAGACCTGGGTGGAGACAGCTTTAGAATACAAAATCTTGATAGATCAGGTGAGTATATTGTTCCTGTTATTTTAACAAGAAGGGATGGAGAGCAGGTTACTAACGAAGAAATTACACTTATAAATGATAACTCGCAGCAGTTTATACAAAAACTTATAAGCTTGGATGTTTTGGAGCTAAACATAGAGGAGTCAACTTTGTTAAGAAATAGCAATGGAGGAGTTGCCAATATAGGCAGAGATAGA